GCGCACGTCATTCAGGATGGGCTGCACTTCTTCACGCGCGGAGAACCGCACCTGTGCGCGGCCCTCACCATTGATGATCCACGCGCGCTCCACGACCCCGATCACATCATCAAGGTCATACTGCACATGCGTATTCAGCAGCGGGGCGCCATTATTCAGCCGGGTCAAATCCACGGCTTCTTCTGTCATAGCCAGCACTTCCAGGAAGGGCTGGCCGCTGCGCCAATCCGTGCGGCGGACAGTGGCGCCAGTGCTCCACACCAGCTCCACCGTGCGCGTATCGGCATTGAACGTCGCAGGCGCAAAACGGGCTTCCAGCCGCGGCGCTTCCGCAGTTTGGATTTGGGACATTTCAGTTTCCTTCAGGCTCGGGCGGCGTCACTGGCCGCAAGCTGCACGGCGGCATTCTGCTTGGCATCCTGGGCGCCGCCGGATTTCGCGACATAGCGCGGGTCAGTATCCAGAATGATGCCCATGCTGGCGGCCTTCTTATTGGCCGCTGCAATCTTATCCATCACTTCGTCGAAATTGCTGCCGAACATGCCGACTGCCTCATCCTGGCTGATGAAGCCAGCGCGCACCTGGTCAATCAGCGCGGCGGTATCGCGGCTGGGGTCAACCATTTCCGGCGCAGGCGGCACATGCGTGACCCTGGATGCCTGTTCAGGAAACAGGCCAAGCAGCACGCCCTGGGCGTGGAAGCGCTTGGCCACGCGGCTGACCAGCATCGGCACCAGCATGGTGTATTGCACTTGTTCCAGCAGCCGGCGGAATTCAATCTTGCCGGCACGCAGGCTGGAATAATTCGCCTGCGATAGATCGCCGGACACCTGGTCATAGGTCAAGCCAGCGCCGACCGAAACAGCTTCAAGGTGCCGCCGCGCGAAGCCCGCATGATCTCCGCCACCGGATGGGTTGACGGTTTCAATCGTGCCGCCGCCGCGCCGGTACAGGATTTGCTGCGGTTCCAGGTATTCCACCGGGTTGCCCGCGCCATCCCGCAGCACTTCGCCGGTCGCGCTTTCCTCATCATCGCCAGTGACCACCAGCGCCAGGCAGGCTTCCACATAGGCCTTCTTCAGCAGCGCGGCTTCGTATTCGCTCAGATCGCGTAGCTGCCACAGAATGGGCGCCAGCCAGGACACATCGCGCAACTGCCCTGGGCGGCGGCGGCGATAGAGGTGGATCAAGTCTTCCGCAGGCACGCGGATGCGCTTGGCATCGGCGCGGCGCAGCAGCGGGTAGTCATCATCGTCTTCGCGCAGCCAGAAGGCCACCTTGCGGCCGCGCTGGTTAACCTCCACCCCCTGAATGATCCGGTTGCCGTTCTGCGCCATGCCGGTGTGGTGCCAGTCCAGGCGGTCTGCTTCCATCACCTGCAAGGCCAGGCCCACCGGGTTATCGGCAGAAGGCCGCACCGCACGCATCCAGATCAGGCTTTCGCCGCTTTCCACAACCGCGCGGAAGGCCAGGGCCTGCAGGCCGGGCCAGTCAAGCTCCCCTTCCACATCGCAGCCAGGCCCGCCGATCCAGGCCGCCCAGGCCGCGGCTTCCGGCGCGGCGCCGGAATTGGACCCTTCCGGCGCGCGCCAGGTGGTGGTAATGCCGGTGCCGACCGCATTGGCCACCCACAAATCCACGATGCGCGACGCATAGGCATTGTTGCGCACCGCATCGCGCGCGCGATCCGCGATGGTACGGATGGCGCCATCCATCGCCTTGCGCGCAGACCCTGTTGGGGCGGCCCAATTGGCGCGGCCACGCGGCTGGCGCGCGGCGGCGTAAGCCATAGAGCGCTTCGCGATGGAAAGGGCCAGGCGGTCCAGCAAGCCCATCAGAAACCGCCCCCCAGCACCGCCGTGGTGCGCGCCGGACGCCGCTGCGTAGCCGTAAGCGTGGATTGATGCAGCGCTGTCAGCACGCGTTCCATTTCCGCCGTGGTCGCGTATTCCACCGTGCGTCCATCAAAGGTCACCTTGCGCGTGCCGCTGGCATAGGCTTCAGCCAGCGCGCGCGCGCGGGTGCCGGCCGCCTGCGCATTGGCCCAGGCCAGTGTTTCAGCGAACATGCGGTTGATCCTTTACCAGGCGCTTCCTGCCGCGCCGCCCCAGCCACGCGGGCGGAAGGCAGGGCGCGGCGGCATGGCCGGTGTTGCGGGTTCTTCTGCCGGCATTTCTTCCGGCGTTACGTCTTCAAGCAGCGCTTCATCCGTTTCGGGATCAAGCGCCAAATTCGTTTGCAGCGCGCGGCGGGCGGGCTGCAGCAAGCCGATCTGCGCTTCGCAGCGCAGCCAGTCCGCTTCCTGCCAGCGGTCAATGCCAAGCAGCGCGGCGGCGGCACGGGCATAGACGCGGCAGTCCAGCGCTTCATTCCGTTCCCGCGTTTTGACCCATTCCTGACGGAAGACGCCAGCGCGGATTTTGTGGCGGCGGATTTCTTCCGACACCAACTGGCGGCAGATTTCCTCACCTGCCAGGTGCTCTGGCAGGAAGACATAGCCGGGCGGGTAGTCTGCACCGCTTTCGGCAGTTGGCTTTTCTAGCCTCAGCTGCCCGTAGAATTCGCCTTTCAGGTAACTTGACCCAACGAGCCAGGGCTTCAACTGGCCAACGCGCTTGCCGCTGCGGCGCACATCCACCTTGCCGCCTGGTGCTATCGCCTGGGGCTGCGCATCACGGCCCTTGACGGCAATGACGCGACGCTGCCCCATCTTGCGCACAAAGGCATAGACCTCGGCCGTGGTGGTGCCGTCACCGCTATCCACCGCCGCTTGCGTGATGGGCAGCGCGCCGCCTGATTCGTGCGGGTAGATGGTTTCAAGCGCCGCCGCCACCTGTTCCCAGGTTGCCCAGGCGAAAGGGCTGCCGACAATGACAATGTGATCCACCAGCCAGCTTTGCCGGTTGCGGCCCCACGCCCAGACAAATACCTCAATGCGGCCTGGCGAGCGCTGCACGTCAATTCCAGCGGTCAAAATCAGCCCGCCCTTTGGCACCGTGCCAGAGGCCCAGCTTTCGCGTCGGTCATACAGCCGCTGGAATTCCGGCGCCTCACCAGCAACGCGCCAGGCGCGGCCCAACTTCTGCTGCGTAAAGGTTTTCAGGCCTTCGGGGTCGTCTTTGACTTCCTCGAATTCGGCGGCCAGGTCCGCCCAGGAAATGGTCGGGCTATACAGCGCGTTGATCGCAAAGCCAGCGTGGTCATTCAGCAGATCGGGCCGTTCATGTACCCATTCGCCTTGCGCCAGCATCCCGGGGCGGTTGATCGGATCAATCCCGGTACCGCATTCGCTGCAATGGTACTGCGCCGCTTGCGGTTGCCCTTTTGGCCAGCGCAGGTTTTCCCATTCCAGCACCTGGCGCGTGCCGCAATGCGGGCAAGGCACCAGGAACCTGCCCTGGCTGGAAGCCTCATAAGCCGCCGTCACGCGGCAGGAACCTTCTTCCGCCGGCGTGCTGACCTTCAGAATTTTCTCACGGCCCGCGTAGATGATGGCGCGGGCTTCAAGCTGGCGGACTGGATCACCGCGGCCATCCGCATCCAGCGGATAATCCGAAACTTCTTCCATCAGCAGCACTCGGGCAGAGCGCATCTGCAGGTTCGCCGATGAATTGGCGGTCAGCAATTGCAGGTAGCCGCCGGGAAACCGCTTGAAGGTGGCGGTGCTTTCCTCACCGGATCGCGCCACCACTTCTTCCACCCGCGCTGCCAGTGCCGGGCTGGCATTGATCATGGGATCAAGCTTCAGCCGGTTATAGCCGCGCATCATGTCAATCGAAGGCAACATCACCAGCACCGGCGCCGGCGTTTCGGCCATCACTTGGCCGATCAGGTTCAGCGCTGCTTCAGACCCGCCGATCTGCGCTGACTTCAGGAAGGTGATCCGCCGGCACGGGTGGCTCAGCGTCATCACTTCCATGATCTGCCGCAGATACGGCACCCGGTCAGTCTTCCAACGGCCAGGCCAAGGGCTGCCTGATTCCGCTGCTACCATCCGCTCAGCCTCGGCCCATTCCGCGACATTGCGGGGCGGAGCAACGCGGAATGCCTCGGCGAAGGCCTTCAGCAGCAGGGCGTCAGCGTCACGCGGCGGAGCGGCTGGCTGCATCCTCCATGAATTCCTTGTGCAGGCCAGCCATGACGCGGCGCTGTTCATCAGCAAGCCGATCGGCAATGGCGGCCGGGTCAGTCATTTGCGCCAATGCGGGCGCGATTCCGGGCCAGGTTTCAAAGAACCGGGCCATGGCGCGGCCCATCACGCTGGTCGCCGCCTGCGCTACCGCATCGGCCTTGAGCACTTCGGCCCGCTTTTCTTGCAATTTCAGTTCCGCAAGCGCGGCCTCAGCGGCTTCGCGGCGGGCGCGTTCTTCGGCAAAGTTTGGGCCGGCCGAGGCTGGCGTCGCAAACAGCGATTCCGCCTCAGCCGCTGAAGGCTTGCCGATCATCTGGTCGGCTAGGATGAAATTCACCTTGCCGTCAGCCATCAGCGCGGGCGCAGCAAGCTTACCCTCGCGGATCAGCTTGGACACATACGCCCGCGAACAGCCCCGATGCGCGGCATATTCAGCCTTGGTGCCGACCGTCAGTTTACCGTCAGCGGGCATCGTGAACCTCAGTGAACCGTTTCAATGAACCCCCGGACTAGCAAACTCGGGCGCGACAGCTGCC